AGAGCGAGGACTCGTACCCGATAGCGCTCGCGGCCTGTACGTCCTGGGCGGTCGCGGCGGTTCCCGTTGCGCTCATTCTTAGCCGCGGTTCCGCTGCCGGCCGCCGCTCGCGCGCGTGCTAACCGTGACCTTCGTATCGACGCCCCCGCGCACGGCCCGCTCCGTCGTCGTCGGTTCGAGTTCGCGCACTTCGAGCGTCGATTCCTTGAGGTGCGCGCCCGTCTCGCCATTGAGCGCCGGCGTGGCGACGCCCGCGTTCTCGACCTGCTCGTCGGCGATCTTCTGCCGAATATCGACGTCCTGCTCGCGCGCGGCGTCGATTTGGTCGGATTTGATAACCTTCCCGACCGTGTAGATCAGCCCGCGCGGCGAGTCGATGGAATCGATATCCGAGGCCGGGCGCGCGCCGTAGCGCTCCAACTGCTCGACGACCTTCTGCGCTTGGACCGTATTTAAGTCCACCGGGAGTTCGACCTGACGGCCGGCCGGAATGACGGTGCTGAAAATCTTGGTATGCTCGGGTACGCGGTAGTGAAAGTCGATGTTTTGATGCGTCCCGTTCGCAACGAGTAAATGTGCCATACGCTCCTCAAAAAGAGCCGAGCCCGGCGAAAGAAAAAGAGCCCGGCGAGTAGCCAGGCCCTTCTTGCTTTACCCAGGCCGTCCCTAGTACGGGATGTTCAAAACCGTGACGGCTTGACCGCGCGGCGCCCACCCGGAGGAGACCCGCATCATGCTTACAACGTCGAGCCCTTCCGGAATCGGCGTCGTGATCTCGATGGGGGCGGCGACGTTGGCGTACTGCATCGTCATCGCCTTGGTACTCGGCGTGAGTTGCGCGAACTCGTTGGTATTGATTCCGCCGATCGTCGGGACCGTCGCCTCCGGAACGAGCAGCAGGAGCGCATCCGAGGCGCCCGAGCCTTGCCCGATGAGCGTATCGTCGTATGCCCAAACGATCTCGATGCCGAATTCGCCGGCCACCTTCTCGACGATTTGCGCCGTCGTCGCCGTGCCCGCTCCCGGGCGCTGATACGAGGTCGTCTCGACGATGTTCTGAAGTTGCAGTTGCCCAATGAGCCGCTGCGGCCCGATGAAGACGACGCGCGCGGGCGTACCCAGGAGGTACATGCGTTGCAGCGCCGCCTGCACTTGGCCGAGCAGGAAGACCGCGAACTGCCCATTGTCATACGTGACGAGCGTCGTGTTGCCGTACGAGTCCGGGGGGAGCGTAACGCTCGTCGAGTTCGGCGTGTTGAGCAGCCCTTCGGAGTTGCTCGCATTCACGCCGTAGAGATTCGCCGTGCGAAGGAACTGAAAGATGCCCTGACGCGCTGCGAGGCGGTAGGCATTCGGGAGCGCGACGTTCCACTCGCCCGCATCGGCGACGTCTAGTTCGCTGTACTCTTGCCGAGTACGAACGAGATACGTCGCGGTCTGCACGTAATCGAGCGTGATCGTGGCGCCGGGCAGGCTATTGTGCGCCGCCTGCTGCGCATTGACCGCCGTGCGCAAGTCGATCCGGTTCTGGTACACGAACTTGTCGACGTCGCTCAGTTTGACGCGCAGCGCTCCGCCGCCGAGGCCCTCCATGAACCCGGAAGGCTGCGCGATCGTAACGATGAGGTCCGGTTCGACGAAACTCGGGTGAACGAGTACCCGCGCCGGTGCAATGATAGGCACTTAGTCAGCCCTCCCTAAATCCGCACGACGGCGGCGGGACCATTGAAGTTCCACGTCGCTTGTCCGGTGCCGCTGTTATAGTTGACGATTTTGCTCTGCGCGCTCAAGTTTTCGAGCGAGACGGGAAGCGGCCCGATATTGCCCGCCGAGGTCGTCGTCAGACAGTTGTTCGTCGCGTCCCAATAGAGCGCGACGTTCGGCGCGTCGCCGGCGAGCGAGTCGAGAATCGAGGTGTTTTCGACCGGCAGAACGAGCCGCAGAAGCGAGCCCGGCCGCACGAAGTTGATGCTCATGCCGCTCGAATAGAGCGGGACGGGCGAACTCGGCGTGATAATGCCGGCCGACGCCTGATTGAAGACGGCCCACCCGTTGATCGCGCTGAGCGAAGCCGCCCCGACCGCCGAGGGTAGACCCGCGTCGGAATCGACCGCCGGAACCTTGAGCGTAATCGGCAGGCCGCCCCAGAGCGGCGTTGCCTGCGAAGCGTCGACCTGCGCGCCTTCGAGTTGGTAGCGCATAGCCGGGTCGTCAAGGAATACGCCCTGGACGTAGCCCTTGGTGTTGCTGACGAAGCCGTTACTGATTCCGGTCGTCTGCATCGGATTGAACGAGATATTTCCCATTTAGCGTCAGGCCCTTTCCGCTACTGCGCGCCCGGTTTGTTGAATTTGGTGATCCGCACACCGACGGGCGGCATAAACGGCGCCCATGCGACGCGGGAATCGCCGTAGAAGTCGCGCCGGGTTTTGCCGTTCGGATGCGTGACGATCTCGCGCAGAACGAAGGCCGCGTCGTTGCGCGACGGGTTCTTCGCCTCGTCGAGGGCTTCGGCGTAAATCCGATCCTCGATGATATCGAAGGCCGCGCCGCTGACCGAATCGTGAATCGTCTCGGTCTTGAACGATTTGGTGTGCTTGCGCAGCCCGTCCGCGAGCCGGCGGCGATAGGCCGAAGGGCGTTCGCCCGGCATGATTTGCGGCGTCTGCTCGCCGAGCATTTGGTATACCGAATCGGCGCGGTGAAACGCGGCGGCGACGGCGTTGCGCTCATCGTGCGAGAGCGGCGCCTGCGCGGCGCGCATCGCAGCGAGTTCCGATTCGAGCCGCTGAATGCGCGTCTGGGAGTCCTTGATCGCCTCCTCGCGATTCGCGTTTACCGTCTCGACCGGAGCGCCATCCTTGCGCTCTGCCTCTTCGGCTTCCGCGGCGTCGCACAGCGCGCAATCGTTATGCTTGCCGTCGTGCTTCCCGGCGTCGTGCCGCTTCTTACGATCGGCGACCTTGGCGTCGGCCTTCTCGCGCTCTTCGCGCGCCTCGGCTTCCTGCGCGGCCTCTTCATCCGCATCGCGCTTCGCCTTGTCTTCGCGCTCTTTCTCGGCCTCTTCGGCGTCTTTTTTCGCCTTGTCGAGGTTGCTCTTGGCGTCGTCGCGTTCGGCCTCGGCGGAATCCGCCCGGCGCTTCGTTTTTGCCAATTCCGCTTGGAGTTCTTCCAAGGTCTGATCCGCCACTTCCGCTCCCTTTCCGATTGAGTCGAGCCTAATGCCTTCGGGAGGACCGTCCTTATCCCAAACCCCGAGTTCGCAGACCGCGAGATGGTCGAGGATAAGAGGCAAGCCCTCGTCTAAAACTTTTGCGCCACCTTCAAGCGAGATAGCCTCCGCCCCTTTAGGCGGCGTGACACCAGGCGAGGTCGAGCGGTGCGTCGTCTGCATAAGCGTCGCCGCGTCCGCATCGAAAATCTTCGCGATGCCCCAAACTTCCGCGCCTTTGACGTACGGGAGAATGACCGTCCCGATCGCGTTCTCGCGGTAATACTCCGAATCGAGCCCGCGCCCGTCGGGATGCTCGAAGATAACGGGCAGCCCGGCGCAGCGCTGAACGAACTCCGGCGACGTCCAAACCGACGGATCGCGGAAGGCCCACTCGTCGATCGCGTCGCGGTAGGCCATCCCGGTCCCGGTAATACGCAGGTCGAAGAGCCAAAAGTCGCCGAAGGCTTGCGGCGAGGGAAGGCTTCCATCGCGAATTGCTTCGGCGGTTTCGAAATCGCTCAGCGCTGAAGGCGCGTCCGATCCTCCCTCAGCCACCACTTTGCACCACGAAGCAGGCTTTCGCTATCTCAAGCGAGCGCCCTTGAAGCGGGTAAACAACCGAATGGAGGTACCTTTATGATTCTCGTCTTTTGGGTTTGTACGATTCTGCTCGTCCTCGCTGGGCTCGGCGCATGGTACGGCGTTCGCTACGGTCAGCCGGCGGCGATTCTGCTGATCGCCATCGATCTCATCATTCTCGGGCTGCGCGTTCTCGGGGCGCCGCGGTAAAGAAAAGAGCCCCCCGGCTTACCGGACGGCCCTTTTCCTTGCTGCACTTCTCGGGAGAACGACTCCGCTAGGGCCACCCTATCATAAAGCGGGCGGGCGGTCAAATGGCATATTTAGGGCAAATAGCCCTTTCCCTCACGGGCCGGGCGGCGTAGTTTAGAGCCATGAAAGTGACCGCCATCACGATACTTGCGCTCTTGGTCGGCGGAACCGTAGCGAGCGCCCAAGGTGTCCCGTCGCGCATCGCCCTCCTTGCGTTCAACCAAACGAATGCGAGGATAGGGGACGGGTGCCAGGGTATGATACAGATTGCGAACGTTGCCAACCGCGATCCGCGATCCGCGATTATCCTGGCCCCCGCGGCCTGGACCTGCTTACGCGACGTTCAAGAAGAGACGAACGACCCGCTGCCGATGCAGGTCCCGCGCGATATTCTCACCGCCTCTTGCGTCCGCATGAAACGCGACTACCCGGCGGATTACCGCGGCCTCAAGGGATACTGTAAGGGCGTCTAAACGGCGGAACGGTACTGCGCGAGCGAAATAGCGCCGGAGCGCTCGTCGATCGGCTTGCCCGAAACGTACGCGCGCCCGCGCCCGCTCAGGAACTCCCGAGGGAGCCTATCGGGCGTCGTGACATACTCGTAGTAGCAGGAGCAGTACGGCAACTCCGCCGGCTGCTCGAAGTCGTCGGTGTACTTGGCGCCCGGCGGTTTCCGGAGCAGACCTTCCTCGGCTGCCCAGGAATCGCGCACAAGGAAGAGTGTGCCCGAACGCTTCAAATGCTCGGGGCGCGCGTCGTAGCCGTGGTCGTGCTCGCCGCGGTCGTGCCATACCGCGGCGATCGCACCCTGACCGCCGGCTACGACGTGCGCAACCGCTGCGATGAGTTTATGCCCCTGATCGATCGCGACGCGGCGCCGCTCGAACTTCAACTGCGCGATGCTCTTCCCGATATCCGTCGCCAGGCTGCGCGCGCTGTAATTGATCGCGCCGGCCGGGGGCACCGAGGAGACCCACCCCGCGAAGCGTTGCAGCGTCTTCTCGACGGCCTGCCGTTTATTGAGCCGAATCAGGTCTGCCGCCGCGAAGATACGCCGGTCGAGTTCCGCCCGCAACTGCGGCGAAACGCGGTCGAGCGTGTAGCGCGAAAGCCCGGGAATCTTGCGCGCGAGACCCCCACCGACTTCGCGCGCGTAGATACTTTCGAGGATACGCTTTAACTGCGCTCGGCTCTGATCGTCGCTCGGGAGTTCGCGTTCCAGCGTGGCGTGAAGCCGAACGATCCACTCTTGCACTTCGGCCTCGGAGGTGTAGCCGCCCTCGGCGAATTTGCGGACGCCCTCTTCGAGGAGCCGGCGGAACTTAAGCGTCACGATGCCGCCGAGAATGGCCTCGGCTCGCGCGGCTTACCGTTCGCGAGTTCTTGCGCCTGCTCGGCTTCCAGGTCTTTTGTCTCCTCGTAGTACCCCTTGAGCGTTTCCTCGTCGATATCGAGGTGCCCGGCGAAGAGATTCTCGCGCGCGTTGACGTTGTCGGCGACCCACGCGACGACTTTCGCTTTCGTTTCCGGATCGGCTTCGGGAAGCAGAATCTCCGCCAGCGCCACGACGGCCTTGAGTTGGACGTCCTCCGTCTTCACCTTTTCGGAATCCGGCTCCATCTTCAAGTTCGGCCACGTTGCTTTGAAGTTCCGTATCCACTCATGCAGCGCGCGCTCGAAACCCATCTGCGCGAGGTCGCGGTACTCGGAGGTCAGCGTTTCGTAGAACGACGCCGTCCACGCTTTGCGCCGGCAAATCGTATCGAGGAACTGATACGCAGGCTCCATATCGGTGCGGATGAATTCGAGGAACTCAATCTCTTTGTTCGCATCTTCGCTGCCTTCGCCGAAGCCTTCGACAAGGGTCTCTTGCGCGATAATCGACGCGGGCATTCCGGTCGCGCTCGCGATATTGCGCAGAATGTTTTGGCGCACCGTCGAGAAGGCTTTATCGAGGTTTTGCAAGTTCAGCGATTCGAGCGCTTCTTCGATGCCGATGGAGAGCACCTGCCCCGTTATGCCCTGCTTAATCGCGGATCGCTTCGCCCCGAAAAACGTCTGCATGACGTTGTCGATAAACGATCCCGGCGACTGCGCCTTGTAAATAATGAGGCCGACCTTTTGCACGACGTATTGGTCGGTGATCATCGACTGCACGAACGATTTGAGCGGATAGAGACAGCGCTGATAGACGGAGCGGCCGACGAAGCCGAAGGCCGAGGCGGTCCAATCGATATAGAGCGGCTGCTCGTTCAATTTCACGAAGAGCCGCGAGGGGTGCCAATGCTGTCCGTTTACGTGAATCGGCCCGCTCGGCTTGAGGAAGTTCGGCGAATTCGGGTCCTGATTCAGAACGAGCGAGCCGGCGGTATTGAGCGGGTCGAGAATATTGAAGTACAGGTCCGCGTCCGCGATCCGCGCGATATCCAGCGGGCTCGCCGGGTCCTTCCCCACCTCCCCGACCGCCAGCGAGGCGATCCCGTAGATGCGGCTCGCGCTCATGAGGTTGTGCATAATGACCGTCCCGCCGACGCGGCCGAGCGCGTTCCACGTTTCGACGTACCGCGCAGCGACGCGCTCTTCGGCGAGCCCGGGAACGGCGATCTCTCGCGGCTTGGCCTGCGCACGACGGATCGGCGCGTCCGTAAGGACCGAGCCGAGCGGGTGGTACGAGTAAATGATTTTGCAAAGTTGGTAGCCCGGCGAGGCGCCCGGCTGAATCTCCGGCTCGCAAAGCATCTTGACGAGAGCCGGCCCGATTTGCCCTTCGACCGACGCAAACGCCGATGAGTCGCTCTGAGTAACGCCCGAATCGTACACGGTTGCCCCTCCCTACATCGGGATGTACGTAATCGGCGCTTCGTACAGGGCACCGATCGCGCGAATAAGTTTGAGCATATCGAGCGCGTCGTAAATGCGCTCGGTACTCTCGCCGTACTTGTTGGCTAGTTCGCCGACCGTGGCCTCGCCCGGAGCGTTCGCGAGGAGGCGGGCAAGCCGCTCTAACGGCCGGCGCATTTCACTTCGGCTTCCGAACGGGCGTTGCGTAGTGCTCGCCCCAGGTCTTTCCGCAGCGCTCGCAATCGCGGCCGGCATACCCGATATGAAAGGCGCACGGCTTCACGTTCGGCGCGGGCGGAGCGCTACGGGAATGTTAAACGGCGTCGGGACAGCCTTCCGCGGGGGGAGTCCGAGCAGCCGAAGCCGCTCGTCGAGGTCGAGGCCGTAGGTGTACGGGAGCCCCTCGGCCGCGTTCCGCCGGGCGCGGGCAATCGAATCAGCGACGATCCGCTGTAGTTGCGCGGTCATATCCCCTTCCGCTCTCCGGCATTCGTTCCGCATGTGAGCAGGACGCCGTAGGTGAATGTGTCGAGCAAATCGAGACCGTCCTTCTGCTTAGAACCTAAGCGGAAATCCGTTACCTGGGTGATGAAGTGATTCGCCGAGCGGCCCTTATGCACTTTCGTTTTGTTGAACGCGGGCTCGGTCATCTTCACGCGGCCGGCGACGACGTACGGAGCCGCGGCGATCGCGCGTTCCTCCTTCCCGAGCGAGGTCAGTTTCGAGTCGATCGCGTGAGCCAGAGCCCGTTTCCCGGTGCGCTTGGCCTCGTTCTGCGATTGCTGGATGAGGACGATTCCGGTCGCCTTGTCCTCAATCATAGCTCCGGAATAGCCCTTCCGCGCGCCGCAGAGCCGAGCGAGTTCCTCGCCCCTGGCATGGACCGACGGGAGCCATGCTTCTTGCTTGGCGCCTTCGATTTGCACGATATCCCAATCGAGAATGAGCGTCGTCGCGGGCTGCGTGAGCGAATTGTACGAGTACCACGTAACCGCCGTCGAGTTGTGCTCTTGGCCCGTTTTGATCGCGGTATCGACAACGCCGAAGACGGTATCGCAGCGCGTGGGCATCGGGACCGGAATAGCGATTTGATTCCCAAGCGCGTCCTTCTCCGAGCCGACCGGAACGAGCAGGTCGGCGATATCGAAGAACGATGCGCCCCGAGGTTTCGGGTTCTGCTGAAAGAGCGATCCCCAAACGTACTCCCCGACGTTCTTGCGAATACCCGGGACCGGTATCTTCGCGCCGTCCGTGCCGATCCGCTCGCCGCCGAGCAGCGCGATCTCGTCAAGCCACTCGGGCCATAAGGCCGCGCCGATCGGCCGCCCGAGCGGGTCGTCGACACTATCGCAAATCGCCGGAAGGTTGATGACCTCCCATTGGTCGCCGCCGTCGGCTGCCGCTTGAAGGAGCCTCCCCCCGAGGTCGTCTTCGTGCCAGCGAGTCATGATAACGATAATTGCCGCATCCGGCTTCAAGCGGGTGTAGAAGTCGGACTGATACCACCGCCAGACCTTTTCGCGTTGGTCGGGGCTCTCGGCGTCTTCGTGCCCCTTGACCGGATCGTCGATAACCCCGAGGTCCGCGCGCCGGCCGGTAATCGAGCCGCCGACGCCCACCGCCCGATAGAAGCCGCCGGTCGTCGTACGCCACCGCTTGACGTTCTCGGTCAGTAGCCCGTAGCGAAGCAGTTCCGAGTTTTCGCGGACGATATTGTGGATTTTATACGAGAAGTCTTCGGCCAAGTCCGAAACGTGCGAGGCGCCGATGACGTCGAGGTTCGCCCGCTGCGCGAAGAGCCACGCCGGGAAGATAACCGAAGAGTAGGTGCTCTTCGCGTGCCCCGGCGGCATACAGACCATGAGCCGCTTACACTCGCCGCGCGCGACCCGTTCGAGCGCGTCGATAAGCACCATGTGGTGCAGCGCCGGCGTTTGCTCGAACGGCCGAAGCGCTTCGATCGCGAACGCCGCGAGGTGGTTCCGGCACTCCCGCTCCCACGCGAGCCGTTCGAGTTTCGCGAGTTGCGCACGTGCGGCTTGGTCTTCCTCGGCGCTATAATCCTCGACTTCGAGCCGCACCAGGGTTACTCGCCCTCGGTAACTATGCCCGTCGCGAGCAGGTTCCGGACGCGCTCGTACTCGGCCACCCGTTTCCGCTGCTCCGCGATCGCCTCGTCGATATCTTGCTCGCCCAAGGGCGGCTCCGTCGGCGTAATCTCGACCCGCTTATGCTCCGCGTAGTCGCGCCAATACCGGCGTTCGAGCATCCAGGTGGCCTGGGACGAGCCCTTCCCGCCGGCCAGCGCGCGCACGTGCAGGTTCGAAACGGCCTTCGCTTTCGCGCGCGTAACGGCTTCACGGAAGGCGACGTAAGGCTCGACCCCTGCCGCGCCCTTCCGCATCCACGAATGAAACGTGCCTTCGTCGATGCCGTGCTCCTCGGCCGCCCACTTCTCGGGAACGGCGATCTCTAGCCGGTCGCAAATACGCTTCGTGAGTTCGGCCGTTAAGAGCGTCGAGGAACCAGGTGGGCGACCCGTCGGAGCCTTAGCCATCGAGTACCGCCTCTTCGCTTTCCAGAGCGGCCGCCGCGGCGTCGCCGAACTCGGTATGCGCGCCGGTGCAGGCTTGCGTCGCCTTACGGGCGTCGCCCTTGAGGAAGACTAAGACGTTTTGGTGCGACTTACAGAGTTTGCGACTCGGCTCGAACATTCGCGCCGCGCGGAGCGCATTCGAACCCACAGCCGTAACGAGGATCGCCTCGTTGTAGAGCACCAGGCCGGCGGCTAGGAATGCGTCGATCGTCTCGCTTACGAAGTTCGAGAGCGGGTCCCCGATCCGGTAATCGCCGACGACGAAGCAGGCGAATCGGTCATCGCGAAGCCGCGCGCAAGCCTGAGCGACGATCGCGCGGTAGACCCCGCGGAAGGCACTCGGCTCCATATTCGAGAGGTCCCGCGGGTCGTCGCTGTACTTTTCGAGCGGGCCGTACGGCGGGCAACTAAAGACGAAGTCGCAACGCAATTCCTCTGGAAGAACCGCGCTAAGGTCGGAGGAATCACCGACGTACCATTGCGGCGCCACCTTCGGCGCAATCGCCTCGACCTGAGTACGGTTCGCCGCGACCTGCTCCGGCCGCAGGTCAACGCCATGGTATGCCTGCCCGATGAAGCCGGCGACGAGCCCGCGGACGCTGCCGCCGGCGAATGGGTCGAGCACCTCGCCGCGTTCAGGGCAGAACCACCGATACGCGAGTTCGCAGAGAACCGGGTCAAACACGCTTGTGCTGATAGGCATCGCGTCGCCGCCGGCATAGGCGCCAACGTCAACGATCCGCCCTTCCATTCGCCGTTTTGGACCGCTTTTCTGAGCCTGGGCGGAGTATTTCATTAGGTTCTCGCCGCGCCCAATTTCCGAGTCTATTCCAAGCGCGAGCCACGCGCGCTTCCGCTCCTGCCAATAGCCCTGCCGGGCGTCGAGCACCGAGAAGGGCGGCGCTCCGAAACGCGCCTGCAGCGTCCTGCGCGCCTCTTCCTTTCGCATCTCGAAGAGGCTGCGACCGACCTGCAAGTTCTCGAAGGCCAGCGCGTCAAAAAGTGCTGGCTCTTGCGCCTTTATCTCGTCGAGTAGCGCTTGCAACTCGTCGGTGAATTGGCCGGAAAGATGCGGCGAGTTTAGCGCGACGTTCAACGCGCGCTCTTCGGTATCGTCGAGGTCTACGACGACGACCGCGGCCTGCTCGACCTTCTTGGCGCGCAGGACTTTCGCGCGTTGGTGCCCGCCGACGATATAGCCGGTTCGCTCGTTCCAGATGATCGGCTCGACAACCCCGAAGCGTTCGAGGCTCTTCGTGAGCGCGCTCATCGAGGCATCGTCAATCCGGCGAGGGTTATACGGCGCCGGCTTGAGCGCCGCGAGAGGCATGACCCGAATATCGGGCGAGGCGAGACTATTCGGGTCGGAGCCGCCCATTCATCGGCCTACTTCGCTTTGGCGAACCGGACGGCGAGGTTCGCGTATCCGATCCGCGTCTGCTTCTTGCTCTTGAGGTCTTCGCAGACGGCCTTGCGCTCGCGCGCGACGAGTTTGACGACCTTAACGCGCCGGCCCTTTCGGCGGGCGTCGCGATCGGCGTAGACGGCGCCCACGGAAGGGGCGGCGGGTTGTTTCTTTGCCATGCGCGCTACTTGCCGCGCCCCTGCTCGTTTCCCTGCGCCGCTCCGATGAGCGGGCGGCACATTTCACAGCCTCC